ATACCCAAGTGGGCTTATAAAAGAACTAGAGAGCTTGGAATAAACTTCAAAAAAAATGTTGGTAAGAAAAATATACAAACAATGTGTTCAAAATGTAATAATAAGAAATCTGGAGATATTGATTGCTCCACCAAAATTTCAAGAGATTTTTGGACAAAGGTAAGAGATAAGATAAATAAAAAATTAAAATAAAAATATGAAAAGACAAATAACTTGGAAACAACTACAAAAAAAGAAAAACAATATAAAACAAGATGGCAAGCAACCAGAGTAACTATTTATTGCAAAAAATGTGGTAAAGTAACAAAAGATTCAATAGAAAATAGCCACGCGATTTAAATAAATAATTAAGATAATTAAAAAAAGTTTATGAAAAGAATTAAAAAAGGATTATTGTAATGAAAAACATCTTACACGGCTTATTTATAGAAGCACCTAGGGCTATACTGTCTTTTATACTGGCTAAACCTAGTTTATTTGCTATACTTATAATAATCGGACTAATTTATTATTTAAAAATAAAACTATGAAAAAAGTACTTTTAATTCTAGCTTTAATGCTTATACCATTTATGGCTTCAGCTAGAACAGCAAGATTAATCGAGCATCACATTATAGCACCACCAAATGATCCAGTAATACCATATCCAGTAGAACCAACTAGTTCAGTTTTAAGAGGTAGAGGTGGTAATGCGTATTTTAAACCAATGGTCAGTTCAGAAATAATTAAAACTAATACTTATAATTTTCTAACTTCTCAATTTGGTTATGCTTATTTTGAAGGAGATAATGGTAAAAGAATCTACGAAAATAATTATGTTACTTACCATACTGTAAAAACAGAAGGAAAAGGAACTATCTATTTTGTTCAAGTCAATTCTAATGGTTATACTTATGATCCAATTTGGGTTTTAGATATTGAATAAATGAAAAATAAAACCAAGAAACAAAAAGGTGCTGAATTTGAAAAATTCTTAGTAAAAGAATTAAAAAATTTAGATTCTAAAACTTATCGAGTATTTGGTTCAGGAGCTGGATTAGATAAAGCAGATGTTAGATGTCCACAATTAGATTGGATGATTGAAGCTAAAAATCATAAAAATCTAGTAATAATAGAATGGATAGAACAAATAAAAAGACAAAGCAATGATGCTAATATTCAGATACTTGCCTTTAAATACCCCAAATCAAGCGATATAAACCCCGAACCCTATGTAGTGCTATCACTTTACGACTTAATGGATATAATGCATAAAAACGCTAAAATAAGCCTCTCAGAGCCTGTTAATAATAAAGAGTTACAATATAAGTTAAATAATTTAAAAACAGCTTTAAACGCTGTCTTAAAGGAATTAAAAGAATAATGTATTATGTATTATCACTAATAGCACTTATAGCTAGTTATGCTTTCTTTCTTCTAAGTAAAGAATATGTAGAATTAATCACACTTTTTATTGAAGTTCAGAAATATTGCCTGTATTAACCCACTGACCTCCTGTATAAAGCCAAATGTCACCTTCTTCATCATAAAGGAAACCCAGAAATACATAACGCCATAAACGAAAAGAAAGGTAAAGAGTGGCTAGAAAGACTAAAAGCAAAAAAAGAACAAACAATAAAAGTAAATATAGGGTATTATAAAGAGATTGTGGAAAAGTATTTGCACTATTAACAAAAGTGTGGTAATATAAAGATATTATTAACGTAATTATTCTTATGTTTGTCAAGGATAATGTCTTTATTTACAGATTTATTAGTAATCAGAGGTAGTTTTTTGTACCTCTTTTTTATATGGCTAAATACACCCTAGAGGAACTAGAAGAAAAAATAGAAGACTACTTTAGTAAAGCTGAAGTACCAAATAAAGCTGGAATTAGGCTAACTTTAGCTATTTGTAGAGATACTTATTGTGATTGGAAGAAAAAAGGACATCAGTTTTCCGACACCATAAAAAAAATAGACGATAGAATAGAACAATACTGGATTGAAAGACTGAATAAACCCGCTTGTACTGGAGCTATTTTTTATTTAAAAAACGCCTTTAAAGAAAATTATAAGGACAGGTATGAACAAGACCTAACAAGTAAAGGTGAAAAGATAATACCAATATATGCAGGACAGTCAATTCAAGGATACTCAAGCAACAAAAAAGATATTCAGTCTAAAGAAGAGGATTAGAGCTGTTTCTGGTGGAACTTCAGCTTCAAAGACTATAAGTACACTGATTTGGTTAATAGATAGAGGACAAAGTGGAAAAGGAGAAATAATGACAGTAGTTGCTGAAAGTGTACCTCATCTTAAACTGGGTGCTATTAGAGACTTTAGGAATATAATGGTTTCTAACGGATATTGGGATGATAGTAAGTGGAACGAGACTACAAGTACTTATACTTTTAAGGATAAAAGCATATTAGAGTTTGTTTCTTTTGATAAATTTGGTAAAGCACACGGCCCTAGACGGGACATTTTATTTGTAAATGAAGCAAATAACCTAGATTACGAGATAGTAGATCAGCTTATTACTCGTACCAAGAAGATAATCTGGTTAGATTGGAATCCCACCCATGAATTCTGGTTTTATACAGATATGCTTAATAAGCGGGACGATATAGATTTCATCACTTTAACCTATAAAGACTGTCTAAATGCTCTTTCACAGACAATAATCGATGAAATAGAGAGTCATAAGTGGAACAAAAACTGGTGGAAAGTCTATGGTTTAGGCGAATTAGGTGATATTGAAGGACGCATTTATACTAATTGGGACTTAATTGATGATATTCCTAAAGAAGCAAGGTTAGAAAGGTATGGTTTAGACTTTGGTTATACTAACGATCCCACGGCAATAGTAGCGATATGGTACTGTAATGGTAGGTGGATATTTGATGAAATAGTATATAAGAAGGGCATGTCTAATAAGGATATAGTAGATACCCTTAAGCAGATATTTGAAAATGATAAACAACAAGATCGTCTAGTAATAGCAGATTCAGCTGAACCTAAGTCAATAGACGAAATAAAAGTCTATGGAATCAATATAATTCCTTGCAAAAAGGGTAAAGATTCAGTACGTCAGGGTGTACAGTTAGTTCAAGATCAACCTATTTCAGTTACTAAAAGGTCAATAAATTTGATTAAAGAATACAGAAACTATCTTTGGGCAACAGATAAAAACGGTAAATATCTTCAACCAAACGAACCCATTAAAGGAAACGATCACTGTATGGATGCTATTCGTTATGCTATGGAAACCCTTGGGCGGTTAAAACAAGAAGAAGATTATTGGGATAGAGTGTTTGAAGACGAGTTAAAGCCACAAAGTAAACAAAAAATGATTAATAAGGGTAGATGAAGCAAAGTCAGTTAATCAAAATTGAGTGGATAGACGCTAATAACGATACTACTTGGAGGGATTTAGATGAGGCTCTATTTGAGATAAACAAAACAGAAAACGCTCACAGTGTTTCAGTTGGATTTTTCATAAAGGAGACTGATAAATTCATTAGTATAGCTCAGTCAATGGTTGTGGGTGAAGATGATAAAATAGAACAAGTTTCAGAAGTTATGTCAATACCTAAAGTTTGTATTAAAAAAGTAAAAAAATTAAAATAGTATGTCAGACGATAAATATTTTGAAGAAGGAAGCGATGTGATTACTCTTGCTGATATGAATAGACCTTTAGCTAAAAGAACGTCTAAAGTTGATGAATTAGTATCAAAAGCAGTAGGAAAAACCATTTATACTACCAATCCTAAACTAATTAAGAAGTTAGCTGAGTGGAAGAAAGCAAAAGGAGATAGCGAAGAGGCTGATAATTGGATGGATGATCCAAAAAAAGTAGAGGAATTAAAGAAAATATTATGATATACCTAGACATTATAGTTACAGATACAGAGGATTCTATTGAGATTACAGGTAAAAAAGACCATCAATGGATGGGATTACATGACGTATTAAAAAAGCCAAAGGTATCACTTTGGACATTATATAGACTTAAGAAGTTTTTAGAAACAAGCTATGAAAGACTCAATAAAGAAACCGAAGTACAAAGTAGTGCTGGAAGTGTTGACGCAGAAGTGGGAATCTCAGGGACAGACCCTGTTGAAGGCACTGGAAGGCCTAAAGTTAACTTGGGATCAAATAAAGGGTAAGGGCATACTTACTGTTTATAAAGGGTCTAAGAAGCATGAGCATCTTATGACCATGCCTTTAATTCGTAAGATTTTAGCAAATAAGATAGTAAAAGCTTACTGGGCTAAAAACCTAGAGTATCTTTTAGATGGTGATAATAAAACTAATATACCTGAAAGATTAAATAAGTAAATTAACATAGTAAAAAGCTTTGTTCTTTAATTATTAAGAATAAAGCTATGAATAATAAATTTTGTCCAAATATATATAAAAAGTCTCGCAACACTCTGCTTTTCGCGAGACGGCAGAGAGTAGTGGGACTTTTTTTGTGTAAATTATAAATATATGGAAACAGTATTTGATTATATCGTTGATCAAAAAACGAAATATGGTAAACCCGTAGAGATTGAAGAGGGTTGGGATTGGAATATGAGAGACCATTTAAGACGTTCTTTTCTATACTTGAATAGTCAGTTTTCTGATGACAATGATAATAGGGATTTAAGGCCGTTTAAGAATATTGTACTCCCTATTCTTAATATTCAATTTCGCACAGAAGGCTTTGATGTAAAGGATATTGAGTTGTACGTGGACAACCCAGATGAATATTTTAAGTCTTTATTAGTTAAGAAATATCACATAACATGGGCTTTAGCTAATGAAATAGATACTTTTATAGACGAAATGGTAGAGAGTTATGGATCTAATGGTGGTGCTTTAGTCCGTAAAACAAAGAAAGCTAAGCCTGAAGTAGTTGATCTTAGAAGTTTAGCGTTCTGTAATCAGCACAGTATTTTAGATAATCCATTTGGGATAATGCATGAAATGAGCTTTAGTGAACTTAGAGAACGTGCTGATGAGCTAGGATGGGGAGACGAAGGAGCTGACATAGACATAGAAGCCCTTATTCAATTAGTAAAGAAAGAAGATAAGGATGTTGTTAAGGTTTATGAGATACACGGTAATCTGCCCGTAGAATGGCTTAATGACGAAGATATAGTTAATGAAAGCAAGAAGGACGTACCTCAAATCCAAGTAGTAGCTGAATACATGAAGCCAGAAGGTCAAAAGGCTGGAGTTACCTTATTCCGTAAGAAAATGCCTAAACTTCCTTTTAAATTTATTAAACGAGACGAAGTTAAGAATCGTGCATTGGGTAGAGGTGGAGTTGAGGAACTATTTGAAGCTCAGACTTGGACTAATTGGGATGAAGTTAAAATCAGAGAGATGTTAGATGCTGCTGCTAAGAATGTTCTTTGGTCAGATGATCCAAAGTTTAAATCAAAAAGTAACCTTAATGACGTAGAGAATAACCAGATATTAGATTTACAAGAAGGTAGAACAATCCAACAAATAAATACTTATCCTCGTAATTTACAGGTGTTTAATGATTCAGTAGATCGTTTCTGGCAACATGCTCAGTTAGTAGGAGCTGCACCAGAGCCGTTATTAGGTGAAGAGCCATCATCAGGTACTCCGTTTAAGCTTTACGAAGCCCAACAAATTGAAGGTAAAGGACTTCATAAGTATAGACAAGGTAAGTTAGCTGTATTCATGGATGAGCTTTATAGGGATTGGATTTTACCTTATTTCCAAACAGAAATAGTCAAAGAACAAACGTTTATGCAGGAACTTTCAGCTGATGAGATGGAACAAGTTGTTGAAAAAGTATTAACTCACAAAACAAACCAATTTAAGAAAAATAGTGTTTTTGCTTTAGATCCTGCTAATGATGAGCTAGTTGCTTTATACGAAGATCAAGTTAGACAAGATATTGTTAAACAAGGCAGTAAGCGGTTTTTTAAGATATTAAAGGGTGAAATGGAGAACTTAGAGTTATCAGTAATGACTAATATCGCAGGTAAGCAGAAGAACCTGGCTCTATTGACAGATAAGTTAGTTAATGTTCTACGTCAGTATTTAGCTACTCCTCAGCTAAGACAAGACTCTGAAATGGGTAAATTACTTAATACAATACTAGAAAGTGCTGGTTTAAATCCAATTACTATAGCTCCCGCACCTGCTCTAGCTCCACAACCAGGTGGAGGAACAGGAGCTATAAAGGATTTAGGACAAGGAGCAGTTAAAACAGAAAAAGAAAGACAAATACAATGAATGAAGTATTAAAAGATAAATTAAGAGTTTTAGCCGAAGATGAGTTAATGTTAAAGGCTTTAGAGGAAGTTATAGCTGAAAGAATTGAGAAGAATAAACCTGATATTGATACACAAAACGATAATAATATTTTAGGAGAAAAGTACAGAGCGAATATAGAGGCAGAAAAGTTGATAGAGGGCGCATTGGAAGATATAAGCTCTTATAAAATACAAAGGTCGAGCAATAAAATAACTAATAAAGGAAAATAGTATGAAATTAAATATTATATTGCTCTGGATTATAGTAATTGCTTTAGTTGTAGCTGGGGTATATTTCTTTAATCTGAAGAGCGATGACCAAACATTTCAGGGTGTAACTGTTGGAAATGAATATACAGCTACTTCTACACCGTCTGATATGAATTTAGCCGATGGTTTAATTCGTGAGGGTTGGGGAACTCTTGGGTCTGTAATTATTACTGAAGCAGGAACTGCAGAGTATTGGCTTTTAAATGCAACAAACTCATTAGCTAATACAGATGTAGCCACATCAACAGTTTTACTTGGAATAGTACCAGCTAGTTTGGCTGCTGGAACTTACACCTTTGATGTAATTTATACAGATGGGTTATATCTAGATGTCATAACTGCTGGGACAGGAACATCAACCATATCTTATAGATAATTAATAAGAAAAATATATGTCAAAAATGCATGAGGCTAGAATGCCGTCTTTAAAGGATCAAATACGAGAGGATGCTTTGGAGGATAATGAAAAGAGAAAAAAGAGAGTTAGGAAGAAAAGAGAAAAAAAAGTGAAAAAAAGAGGAAGTAGTCGAACCTCTACTAAAAAAGATAACAAGAAAAAAGATGAAGAAAATAAAAAAACTGTTAAGAGTAAAAAATAATGGGGTGTTTTACGTAGTCATCGCATTGATTGCAATATTAGCTGTTGGAACTGGTATATACGCTTATTCAGTATCTAATAACGTAAATGTAGAAGGTGACTATAACTATTATGAATCTGAGGCACAGTCTGTTGAAGCACCTGATATTGAATTTGGGGCGTTCCCAGGTGGAGATATTTATCAAGATGTCATTTTTCATCAACAAATGTTAGGAATTGGGGTTAATCAACCAATTGGTGTTCCTCCTACTTCTACTTCTAACGTAGCTGAAGAAGATGCTACTAGGGATTTAAGAGCATCAGTTGCTTATTGGACTAATACTACTGGAAAAACGTTGATATGTGATAATGTACGATTACCAATTTTAACAGGTACTGGTACTTGGACATTTAGTTATGGTGTTGGAACAACAACTAAAATATCTTCAAGTCCAAGTTGGACTAATACCACAACAGAAACTCTAATAGCTTCAACAACTGCTGCTAATACATTTGATGTTGACGCTAATCTTTTCAATGATATGACAAATTGGGGAAATCCTGGAAGTTATTATACTGTTGGTTCTGATGGTGCTCCAACAACTACTGAGTTCAACTTGACTAATGGAACATCTATTGTTGCTTGGTTTAAAACCATTGATGCAACATCTACAGATTCATTTGTAAAAGGTAGTGGCCATAATTTAACTGGTTCATTACTAGCAAATTGTTACCCAGCAAGATATTAATATTTAATTAGAGCGTCAGGCTCTTAACCTGACATTAATTGCGGGGTCATACTCGCTTACAAACATATGGCAAATTTACATGAGACCATCGACTCTCTAAACGATGAAAATGTCTCTGAAGTAAAGGAAACTTTAAAGAAAGAGGCAGCTGTTCTTGATAAAAGTAATAAACAGTTACATGCAAGAGCAAAGAAGGCTGAAGGATTTGAACGTAAAGATGGTAAATGGGTGAAGAAGGAGAAACCTAAAGAGGTTAAACCAGATACTAAACCCAAAAATCCTAAAGCAAAACAACCAGACGAACCAGATTATGCACTAGACGCATTTCTTGAAGGTAGAGACATTAAAACTCCTGATGACAAAAAGTTAATTAAGGATGAAATGGCAAGATTAAAACTACCTGCTGGAGATATTCTAGACATGAAGCATATCAAAGCTCAACTTAAAGACGCTAAAGACCAGCGTGAAGCTGAATCAGGTATGCCAGAAGGCGGGAAAAGTAAAGCAGGGGGCAATAAAGGTTCTGTCGATTATTGGATCGATAGAAAAGATAAAGACGGAAATTATATAACCCCATCAGATACTAAACTAGCCAATGAAGTCATTGACGCTAGATTAAAAGCTGATAAGGAGAATAATATGTTCTCTGATGATTTACATAATTAATCTGGTAAGGTCGTAGTCTGGTTGCTAATTAAAATAGAAAGTAATCAGAATGGCAAATACAATCACTTATAACAAGCATGATTACGTGCAACGAATGCGTAAACGTCTTATGACTCCTACTACATGGAAGGATGTGCTTAAAGTAATGTATTCAAATATTCGTACTATTGTAAATTCTTACATGAGTACCGAACCGTCAGTTGTTACTGGTACTCGTGGTACTGCTTATAATTATGAAGACTTTGTTTTGACTGCTGATACATTAACTATAAGTACTTACAAAGTTATTCCTATGTTTATTGACGAAGCAGATCGTTACCAGCAAACCTATGCTGATCAGATGAAGATTGCTGATTTTCAAGGTAAAAAGATCGATGAAGCTCTTGAAACTCTTATCTTGGCTACTCATGCATCATGGAAAGATTTTGGTGTAACTGACTTAGCTAATACAGGAGATGATGATACATCTCAAATTACTGTTTCAGCAGCTAATGTTGATGACATTATTCGTGCTATCAAGAGAAAACTCTATGAAAATAATGGTGTTGATTTAGCAGTTGAGAACGGTATTTTTATTGTATGGAGAGCAGAAGATTTTGAATTGTTAGAAGCATTTGTTCAAGCTAATGGTTTCACAGAAGCCGATATTAGCTTAAAGAATGGTATTCCAGTTCAAAAAGCATTCCGTTATATGGGTGTTGACCATTATCTGTCAAACTCTCATACCGCTAATCATGTATTCGCTGGTATTAAGAAACAGGCAGAAATTGGTATCTTAAAAGGTACTTACGGTAAAGCTAAATTCATTGAAGATCCAGCTAAGTTGTCAGGACTTGGTATCGTATCTCGTGTAGATTATGGTACTAACTTCCCAGCTCAACTAGCTGAATTTTTTATGGATATTAACGTTGCTTAATTGTTGATATATAGGGCGGGTAATTCACTAAAAGGATTGCCCTACCCGTTATGTTAAAAATTGCTTTGGGAATGCCTACAAATAGGTTGATAAAACCTAAGACAGCAGCTTCAATAATGAATTTGATAGCTCATTCAAATTATGAGTTCGAGATTCTAGTATCTACTAGGGGATATAACACCTCTGAGAATAGAAATTGGATTGCTGCAAAAACAGTCAATTCTGGGTGTGATTATCTCTTTTTTGTAGATGATGACATGATATTACCTGAAAACGCCTTAGAAAGGCTTTTAGAGGCCAATAAAGATATTATAGGAGGGGTTTATCTAACTAAATACGAGGTTCAAGACTATGTTTATGAACTTCTACCAGATAAGCAGATTCCGAAAGATGAGAGAGTTGGAGTATTTGAAGTAGCTGCTATTGGTACAGGAGCAATGCTTATTAAATGTGAGGTTTTTAAGCATTTAAAACAGCCTTGGTTTAAGTACGAGTGGAATGAGAACGGAAGTGTTAAGAGGTCTCACGATTGGATATTTTGTGAAGATGCAAGAAAAGCAGGATATAGGGTATTTGCTGACGCATCATTAGATATTAAACATATAGGTTCATTCAAATATTGATATACGATAGCGAAGATGATATAATTAAGGCATAATTATTAAATATAATATTATGCCAAAAGGAGTTTATAAAAGAGTAAAATCTGTATGGAACAAAGGTAAAAAATTAGGTTCAAATTTAGAACATTCAAAAAGAATGAAAGGCAAAAAACCTTGGAATAAGGGTTTAACAAAAGAAGATCATCCATCAATTAGTAAAATGGGGTTTCAAAAAGGACACAAACCATAATGTGTTGATTGCGGTAAACAAGCAAGAGACTGGTCAAATAAAGACCATAAATATAAAAGGAATTTGGACGATTATCAACCACGTTGCTATAAATGCCATAAAATTTATGACAAAAGATAAAACCAAAATTACGATTGCTGTACCCACTAATAGAGGATTTCAGCCAGAAACATTTCAGTGTTTATTGGAATTAATAGCTGAAGTATCTAGTAAATATAATTTACACCTTATTTGTCCTGAGCATGGATATACTATTGCCGAGAACAGGAACTACATTGTAGTCCAAGCTTTGAATAACAAATCTGAATGGTTGTTAATGATTGATGATGATATGACTTTTCCACCTGATACCTTAGATAAGCTTATTTCAAACGATAAAGATATTTGTGGAGTAGCTTATCACCCAAGATGTGATTTAGACCGTATGAAAGCAATAGATGAAACTCATTATGTTAATCTTGAAAAGAATAAAGATCCAAAATATAAAGATGTATTTGAATGCCATGCTACTGGAACTGGGATAATTTTAATTAAAACCAGTATATTCCTTAAAATTAAAAGACCTTGGTTTCAATTTGAATACCATCCTACTGGACAATGTAAATTGGGGGAAGACTGGTATTTTTGTGAGAACGCAAAGAAATTTAATATTAAAACATTCGCCGATCCAACTATCAAAGTTGGACATATTGGAGAGAAAATTAATTAACTAAAAAAATATGGCAACATTTACAAAAATAAATGATTTTGTAGAAGATGTGGCAGAAAAAAAACATGATCTAAGTTCAGATCAATTAACAGTAGCATTATCTAATACTGCTCCTGGTTCTGAAGGTAGTGATCCTACTGCTGATGGTAATGGAGTATTGGCTAATGTAACAGAAGTTTCTTATACAAATTTATCTTCAAGAAATATTACCACAGCGTCTTCTGCTGTAAGTAGTGGAACTTATAAATTAACATTAACTGATTTAACATTGAGTGCCAGTGGTGGATCGGTTGCAACGTTTAGATATATTTATATTTATAATGACACAGCAGCAAACGATGAGCTTATTTGTTATTATGATTATGGTTCTGCTTTAACGTTAGCAGATGGTAATACACTTACTTTGGACTTTGATGGTACAAACGGAGTATTAACAATAGCATAAAATGACTTATAAAGGTGGCAAGATAAAGAAAGAGTGTGTTATTTGTAAGAAAACATTTAATAGAGATATGCCAAGTAAAACTATAACTTGGGGGCATAATCTTAAGGAGGTGATGACCTATAGCTAATACACATTCAATCGATTTAGAAGAAGATAGTAGTCATTATCTATCAGCCGCAGATAGTGCAACTCTATCACTTTCCTCTGATTTCACAATAGAGGCTTGGGTTAAATTTGAATCAGTTGATGCGAATGAAGCGGTAATAGCAAAGTTTAAAGTAGATGAAGTAGATAAGAGGTCTTATTCATTTTCTGCTAGTAATGCAACTCTTGGTGTTGCTGTCTCCTCAGATGGAACAGCTGCCAATACAACAGTACTTTCAGTTACATTTGAACCAGATAATGGTGTGTGGTATCACGTTGCAGTTGCTTATGATTTAAGTGCTGGAACAGCAGATTTTTATGTAAATGGCTCACAACAGGGAACACAACAATCTGGTGGTGAAACAGTGATAGATGATAATAGTTCTCTACTTACAATAGGTAGGGCATCAGAAACTTCTGGAGATTATTTTGATGGTAAAATTGATGATGTTAGAATTTGGAATGACATTAGAACATCAACGGAAATATCAGATAATTATAAAACTGAGTTAGTTGGTAATGAAGCAGGTTTAGTAGCTTATTGGAAATTAAATAATAGTTTATTAGATGAAACTACCAATGATAATGATTTGTCTAATCCAAATTCAGCATCATTTTCTACAGATATTCCACCAGTTGCAAATACATTAGTTTGTTCTGTTGGTTCTTTTGCTCTTACTGGTGTTGCTGTTATATTGGGTAGGGGTAGAACGTTGATTTTGAGTGCTGGAAGTTTTGTTTTATCTGGAGTAATCTTAAAATTTCATTCATGGACAAAAAGAACCAAACCATCAACTTCTTGGACTGACAGAACTGAACCATCAACTTCTTATTCAACTAGAACAAAACCCATTACAACGTGGAGTAAACGATAATTAATAATAAATAAAATGACATTCCTAGAACAACAAACAAAATTAATGTTACTCTTGGGCAATATATCTACTACAGAATATTCTACGGCAAATCAAAAGATAGCTCTAAATAACTATTACCATGACTTTATAGTTAAGGCTATAATGGCTAATATTGGTTGGGAAGTATCTGGTGAAGTTGCCACTGCAAATATAGTAGCTAACCAAAGAGAGTATTTATTTCCTACTGATTTACTTACTATAAAATCAATAGAGGCTAATTTAAGTTCTGGTGCTACTGAGAATCAATGGACTAAACTAAAGATAGTTGATATAGCGAATATTCCACAAGCATTGACAAATCAACAAGATGCTAGTGATACCATTGATTCTGCTTACGAAGTTAGGTTGTATGATGAATCTATATTTTTTAACTGGTTACCAGAATTTAGTGTAACCAATGGATTAAAGGTTTATTATAGTAAAGAGGCTACTGATTTATCTGCCGATGCAGATGTAGCAAATCTTCCACAATTCTTACATATTGGTATGGTATATGGAGCTGCTTTAGATTATTCTATTCAAACGGAACAAAATAGACGCATCTCAAACTTCAAGGCATTATTAGATCAAAAACTTGAAGAATGTGAAGAATATTATGCTAATAGAGCACCAATAATTAGACCCAGAATAACTACTAAACAAAGACTTTTTAAATAATATGGGAGTAATAACAATAGGAGCACAAGAATTTGTAAGGGGTGTATCATTTACAGATGATTTACCAGATGCTGGCTTTAGTCCAGAAGATAAAGTAAATAATCCTAAGATATATCCTGGTAAAATGACCAGTGGGTTTCTTTATACAGAAATGTCTAATGAAGCTGGTAATCTTGCCACAGATAATAAAATTATAGCCTCTGTTTCAGATGGTGCTACCCTTAGTCCAAATCTTTTATATTTTGTTTCTAAACCAGCTGGTAATAATGCTAATTTTTATAAATGGAATGCAATAGGAAATGAACCAACCCTTGAACAAACTGATTCTGGAGCAAGAAATTATGAAGCTGGTATTACCGATATGGCTTATTTTGGAACTGATATATTCGTAACTTCAAAAACAGATATTGCAAAATTAACTAATAATCTGGGAGCTCTTGATGAAGATTGGTGGTCAACCGTTGCTGGAACAGCAGTGTTGGAAAATGGATTTTCACATCCAATGATTGAATTTGATAAGAAATTATGGATAGGAGACAAATCTGCTCTTCATTATTGGGATGGTTCAGCTGGAGTCGAAGATCATGTAGATTTTGGATATAATAATTATATTACAGCCATTGGTATTTCTGAACAAACTGGTGATATGTTGGTAGCTGTTCAAGATGGACTTAATGTGACTGCTGGTGGAAGCAGAAAAACAAAAATATTAATTTATGATGGAGTTAATCCAGTTCCAAATAAAGAAATTAGAGTAAACGAAAAAGTAACTGCATTTTATAATCTTGGTGGAATTACTTATGTGTTTTATGGAAAGAATTTCGGTTTTTTTAATGGTAGTGGAATAACACATATCAGAACTTTAAATATAGACTATGATATAGATGAAATAATACACCCACATAAAGTAACTTCTCATAATGATACATTGTATATAACAGAAGTAGATGATGTATTAGCCTATGGAAAAATTTATCCTAGGGGGAATAGAGTTTTTTATTATCCATATACTGGTGGTGTTACACGTATAAATATGATTAAATATTTTGGAGCTGATTCATTGGCCATTGGCAAAGGACCACAATCAGCACCTTCTTTTGGATATATAGATACAGAAACAAATGAATCGGGTAAACTTTGGAGAAGTAATAAATATTATTTACCATCAAATTCAAAGATAACAAAGGTAGAAATTATAAGTGATGTATTACAAGCAGGAGATATAATTCAACCGTCTCTTTATGTTTCATCTGATAATACTGCTGATAATTTAAGTTCTATGAATTTTGCTACTGATGGAGCTATAACAGAAAAGACAGTTGGAAGGAATGTTAATATAGAAACAACTTATGTTCAGATTAGAATATATTGGTCAGGAACAAGACCAGTGCCAATAAGACAAATAAAAATACATTATGACCCCATTGAAAAACCAATTTAAATTAGAAGAACCTTTTACAGAAAAAAAACTTAAAGAACCTAAAAAGGATAAGCTAGATCCTCCTATAGTAGAAGAAGAAATATTAACACAATTACCAGAAACACAATCGGATGAACAAGATTTACTTATTAGAAGAAAAAGTATATCTGATTTAACAACTGATCAAGAAATTTTTAAAGAGAGATTTACTTCTTTTGCTGGAAAAATAACAACAATAAAAAATTCAGTTGATTTAGCTGATGATGCAGAGATTCTAATATTACCAGGTAGTATAGGTTGGGGATTCGCAATGATAGGAGATAATCAAGAGTATGGACAATTTACATGGACATCAGCTGGAGTAGTAACTTTAATAGCTAATTCTGGCAATACAGTTAACACGGATACGGATGCAAAGTTCTGTATATATGATGCAGGTTCAGGAATCGCAATTAAAAATAGATTAGGTTCTACATTAAAAATAAGATATGAATTAAATTATCGATAATAATATGCCATTAACACAACAACAAATACAGGAGCTTGATATAGCATCGGCTCGTATAGCAGCTGGAACTGGAAGTGAAACAGACCAAGCAAATGTAGATTATGCTACACAAACTTTCGGATATTCTTATACTCCTACTACGCCAACTCCTACTTCACCTCCTCCTTTACCTCCTACATCTCCCTCTCAAGAACCTATTGTTGGTCAAGGAATTTATATTCCCAATGAAGCTGCATTACAGCAAAGACGTGAAGAACTAGCGGCCGCTGGAATTGCTGAAAGTGAATTTGGTGATTTCATTAGTGCTCCAACAGCAGACGATCCAAGGCTCTTTTTTAGACAACCAGCCACACTTACAAGCCCTACTGGAGAAGTAAGAAGGGTAGCAACTGGTTCTCAAGAAGCAAACAATTTATTTAGTCAGGGATGGACACTAGGTGGGACTTTTGATGATAATATCATATCATCTGATACAATGTCCTTTGAACAACCTATAGATATAGGTGATGATCAGCTTCAAACTACATTTGAAGCTGATACAGTAGCTGGTGGTTTTGATTCTACTATTTCAAGTACTCAAACCGAGATAGATAGGTTACAACAGCTTTTAATTGGAGAGATACCAGAAACAGAAAGTTCTGCAACACTCAATGCTCTTATAGCAAGTTTAGATCCAGATTCATTAACAGGTAGGGGTGTTGCACAATTAAATCAAGAAGAAATGCGAGGAGTAGAACGATTGAGACAATCGTTATTATCAAAACAAGCCGAACTTAAACAAAAGAGTAATGAGATTAATGCACTTACAGCTTCATATAATCTAGCTAATAAAGAAGAAGAAACTAAACATTCTACACTTTCTAGATTAAGAGGAGCACAGGGAAGAAATTATGAAAGATACCTGCTTCAAAAGAACGCTTTAACAGCTGATGCAGCTTTTATTCAATCTGATTTGTTAGCTATGCAGGGTCAATTGAGTGCTGCTCAAAATGCTGCAGATAGGGCAGTTGATTTAAGGTATCAAGATAGATTAGATAGATATAATTCAACAATACGAAAAATAAACATACTTGCACCACAAGTTGAAGCTGAGGAAAAACGATATTTGGCTCAAATTCAATTAGATTTACAAAATCAACAAGGTTTATTGGGTGAACAAAAGAATACTCAAAAACAAGTTTTGGGATTAAAGATAGAATATGTTAATGCTATGTTGAGTGCTGGAAAAACTCCAGATGTAGCAGTTTTATCTCAATTTAGTGAGGTTAAATCATTAGATGATGCGATAAATCTTTTGGCCCAGAACTCACCAATTGAAGGAGCCACCTCTATCAACGTAGTAACTGATGTGGGTGGTCAATCTTATGATATTGGTACTTATGCTACAGATCCCAATCACGAAGCTAGAATAAAATCAATTCTTAGTAACATGGGTCAGATGACTAGTGTTGAACAAATGGATCAGTATATCCAATCAAAAGCCTCTGGTAGTCCTGTTACGGGCGAAATGATAAGCAAAGCAGCAGAACAGCATGGTGTGTCTTGGGAGATTATGATGGCCATTATGGAACAAGATAGTAGTTTTGGCACAGCAGGTAAGGGTGCAAGAACATTTAACCCAGGAAATGTAGGTAATACAGATACTGGTGCTGAAGTTAATTTCGGTAATTGGCAAGCAGGAGTAGATGCAGTAGCAGAAAACCTGTCTAGAAGAAAGACAACCACACCATCTATCACAGACACAGGCGACCCAATGAGTACTAATGAAACAACTCAATTTAAAAATTTATACGATTGGACACCACCAGCTGGTATGTCAAAGGAAATGGCAACTACCATAATGAATAGCAACCCAAACGCTACTTCAGAAGAGCTTGAAGCAGCTGCTAATGAGGTACAAAATCATTTTAATACTGGCGGAACTTTAGAGAATCTACCAGATGAAATTGATGTTAGTGGTACTGGCGGAGGTCAACCATCAAGTGATAGACTTACTGCTCAAGGACTACGAGATAGAATACAACAAGCTAGAAGTGGTAATGCCTCTAATCAACAAATAAAGGACGCAATTTTAAATGCGTATTCAATAGAAGATTTAAAAGAAGTAGCGGACAGTCTTGGTTATTCCAGTTTCTGGTCTGGTAAAAGGACTGATGTAAATAGAATGTTAAATGCTTTAGTTGGAGAATAAAATGGCAAGAATAAGTCTTACAGCATTAAAAAGACCAACAACCCAACCTAGTGGGGAGTTTCAGTTTCAAAGACAACCTATTCAGTTATTTCGTGGTTCATCAGGTAGAAGGACTAGTACTCCTTTTTCTCTTCCTAAAACATCAAAGCTTGATACTGTCAATCTTACTGGTTTAAAGAAGTTTTTTGCACCTGCTCCAAAAGTGAGAATTAGGGATATTGTTAGAGAGACACCTGGTGCTTTTAGAAGTGTCGCCAGAGACATAGCTCAATGGACAGCTCGTAATATTGCGAGTGCCGGTGTTACGCTTAGTCAGGCAGTACCAGGAGTTAAGGCACCCCACACTTTAGATGTATCACCAGGATTTACAAAGATATTTGGTACTGATCAAATTAAATCTGTTTCATTGCGTATTGCTGAAGCAGAAACAAAGGTAAAACAATGGGGCGAGAGTGAGCCAGAATCATCTAATTTTGGTAAATTAGCTAAAAACTTCCCAACAGAATTAGCTTTTGTAGGCATTCTAGCCGATGTTGGGCTTGATTTAACTGGTTTTGGTGGAAGTAAAAAAGGAGTAACACTTGCTATAAAAGAAGCTAATAATTTGGGCGATGCTACTAGGGTATTGACTAGATTACGAGTAGAGGATGATTTGGTAAAGCAATTCGCTCCTGAAGTTGTTAATATTAAGAATCAAAAACAGGCCACTAAACTCCTTACTCATATAGCCGATGTACAAAAAACCACAACTAGAACAGGTAAAGTTAGTCTTAAGCAATTAAAACCAGTTACTAAAGCAGCTGATGAGATCAAACCAGTTAGAAAAATTGATGTTCCAGTTGCAAAAGTAACCAGGGAAATAACGCCTGATGTACGGAAAACAATTACTAAAGAATTAGAGCCCCTAGCAATAGAAGCTCGTAAGTACAAGAGTGCAGAGGAGTTTGTGGGAAAACAACCAACAATAGAAAAAGCGATAGATATGGTTGGTGAAGAAAAAAGTATTGTTAAAATTACTAAAAACAAGGGGGAGGGTTTGTTTTCAGGGCTTGGTTTTGAACAGCAACCAAATAAGAATTTTTGGAAGAGGGGAGATACTTATGCTCATTTTAATATTGTAGACAAAACATGGCACATTGATGGTGTTGTACCAGAAATCAAAACCAAATCCCAACTAACAGACAT